ACGAGCCAAACGTGAAAGTAAAAAAAGTGGAAGTTTTAACAGCAGATGTAACATCTATAAAGATTACATACGAGGAAAACGGTGTAGAGAACAAAATGAATCTGGAGCTGACAAATGCTGCTGCTTGATTTGCCAAAGCCAACCATCATAGAAGAGCTTGATTTTGAGACTATCGTAAATAGAAAAGTAGAAAGAGTAAAAGCTATTTTGGCTGAACGTGGTATAGAGTGGCAGCCAAGCGAATCTGATGATTTGATGACGATGATAGAGATGGATGCATATGAAGAGATGCTTTTGGTAGCAAAAACCAACGAAAGAATTAGACAGCAGTTTTTAGCTTTTGCAACTGGTAGTAATTTGGATCATATTGGAGTTACAAGGTTTGGAGTTGAAAGACTTCCTGGAGTGAAACCAAAAGCGGATATGAGATTTTCTCTCTCGGCAGTGCTTGATGTTGATGTGATTTTACCAAAAGGTTTGCTACTTGGAAATGGAGTTGATGTAGCCTATTTGATTGAAGATGTGGTTATTAAAGCTGGCAGTTTGGAAGCACAAGGGGTTATTGAACTAGATGAGGAGATTGATTTTAAAGATGTAAAAACTGAGATGATTTTAACTCCATTGCCTTATTTAATAAAAGCAAAACAGCTAACACCTTTTAGTGGCGGAGCAAATTTGGAAGATGATGAGAGGTATAGAGAGAGAATTTGGCTAAGTAGAGAAAGACGCACAACTGCTGGTAGCCGTTTGATGTATGAGTTTTATGCAAAAAGCGCTGATGTTAGAGTTAAAGAGGTAAATGTAGCAAATGGTGGAGCAGGGATTGTAAAGGTATGCTACCACGCAGATGAAGATATAACAAATATAGTTTTAGATTATCTAAATGCAGAAGAGATAAGACCTTTAACTGACTTAGTAGAGGTAGAAAAAGCAGTTGTTAAAGAGGTTTTGATTGATGCAAAGCTAATTGCAAAAGATTTAAGTTTAGTTGATTTGGAGGCGGTTAAAGAGAGGTTTAGAGATTTTGAAGAGAAGTTTAATATCTTTTTGTCGGTTCCGAAAATTTATGACTTACTTACTGATGAAAACATAATCGATGTAGAACTAAAAACTCCTTTAAGTTACATTGTAACAGAGTTTAATGAAGTTTTAAAGTTTAGTTTCAATTTAGGAGTAAGCAGTGCTTCCTGATTACATAAATGAATATCTAAAAGCCTATTTTGAAATGTCGTCTGAAGATAGAAGAAAAATACTTGATGACAGATATTTTGATACAAATCCTTTAACTTGTCCGATTGAATATCTACCCTATTTAGCAATAGAGATCGGGGTTGATATAAATGGACTTAGTGAAAAAGAAGCAAGAGTTGCAATAGATGAAGCGATAAATGCACTAAATTATAAAGCAACTGCAAAAAGCTTTAAATCTTCACTCAAGCCTTTTACTGATGCAGAGGTTAAAGAGTGGTATGAATATGAGGGAGAGCCTTACTATTTCAAAGCAGTTTTGTCACCAAACAATTTAGATTTTTCATTTGATGAGAATAATTTCTCAAAATTAGAAAGAGTTATAGAGGAAAATAAAAATGTCAGAAGTCTTTTAGATGGATTTGAGATTGCTATCTATTTAGAAGAGAGAGTTAACAGTTTTGCTGGAGTGGTTTTAAAAACAGGCATAGATAAAGATTTAAAGATTGATTTAGAGCCTAATGAGAAGATCTTAATTAACGAAGCAAATATTTTTTATTTAAACATTAATAAATATCTGAAAAAAGATTTAGTACCAACAGATAACACAACAATACAAGGAGCAGTAATATGGCAGGTTTAATGATGCTTCCAACAGAAGATGGAATAGCTCTTTTAAATGAGAATATAAGAGAGAATCTAAAGTATGCAATTTTGCTTGATGAGAGTAAGCAAGAGATTAAAAGATATGAGTTTTTTAGCATCTACTACGATGAAAATGGCGTTTTAACAGCACTTTTTGAAGTGCCTGTTGATGAAAATTTAACAACTCCTATGAAATATTTAAGAGTTGTTAATAACGATGGTGTAGTAATTAGCGAGGGTGAAACTCCTGAAATTACTTTTGTAACAGGAGTTGGCGGAGTTCAAACACTTAAATTTGCAGTTAGTGGAGAAGCAGGAGAGATTGTTTTTAAGGCAAATGACTATATTACAAAAGTTGAACTAGATGAGCTTTATTTGCCTATTGTAACAGCTCTAACAAATAGAGTCACACAACTTGAAAATATACTTATAGAAGAAGGAGTAATCGATGGCTGATTTAGCGACAGAACTTGCAAAACTTAATGCTCAAGCAGCAGAGCTGTTAGCAAAATATGATGGAGCTTTTGAGAAATTAGATGAAGAAACTCAAAATAAAATTATTGAGATTCAAGATAAAGCAGCAGAACTTCAAGCGCGAATTGAGGCTTTGGGCTTTAAATTTGATGAAAATGGGATTTTAGTAAAAGAAGATGGAAGTGAAATAAGTGTTGGGAATGCTCTGAAGCTTGGCGGGAAGAGTTTAGAGGAGATACTTAATAGTATTAATATACATAAAACAATAATTACAAATGGCACTACATTAGATGATTTATCTGCATTAGGCATAGATATATCACAAATCGAAGATACTTTTTATACTGATGATACTCTTGGTATCGGATGGGGAACAAATGATGATACTTGGCGAGCTATTGAAATAAGCGTTCCTAATGGTTCTACAAGTTTTACTATTACTTATAGTGGTTATTATAATAATCCTTCTGGTGGTCTTGGGCATTTGGCAATTGTTGATGAAAATGACAATTCTTTGTTAGTGTTTAGTGATGTTTGGACAAACGATAGTGAAGGACAAAGTCTCTATATAAATGAAGAAACTATTTTTGAGAAAAGTGAAATAAATATAAAAAATAGAACTGATATAGTCCAGTTAAATGGAGCAACAAAGATATATATAAAAATGAAGGGGTATACGAGTAGTTATCCTTACACTAAAAGATATATAAAAAAACTGGTATTTAATTAAAACAAGGAGTTTTTATGCGTAAATTAATTTCAGATGCAATTAAGGCGATAAACCCATCGTTTAGTTTTTTTGTTAAACAGAATGGTGAGATAGTTTGGCTTGACCCACGTAAACAGCCAAGTGATGAAGAAATCCAAGCCAAAATCAAAGAGCTTAAAGCACAAGCAAAAATAGATGCAAAATACGACAGTTGCAAAAACTTCATCTTGCAACACTACCCGCAAATCAAACAACAAAGCGATAGTGCCGACAAAGAGTACTTTACAACTTTGCTAAAAGCAAACGGAGTACAAAACCTTGAAGCTGACATTGTTGCAAGAGTGCAAAACTTTTTTGCAGGTAAAACTTTAGATGAAGTTGTAGAGGATGTGCCAGATGAAAATAAAGAGGCTTACATCCAGCTCGTCAAAGTTGGTATTCGTGTAACTTGGGTTCAGCAGTGCAAAGCTGAGCTCAAAGCCTCAATCGCCGAAGATCGCGAGCCAAATTTTCCAAAATATCCGCTATAAGGATTTAGATGAAAGTGACACTCTACGCGCCAAAAGAGTACTGGGAGCTAGAAGTTAACCAAAAAAGAAAAATCTGTAACGGGTGCGGAGCTAAAGGAAGTAAACTTAACTTCCTTATTCCGCAAGGTGTTTTCACAGAGGCTTGTAACATACACGACTATATGTATTACACAGGTAAAACAGATGAAGATAAAAAAGTAGCCGATAGAGTTTTTATAAACAACTTAAATCGCATAGTAAAAGCCTCGAATCCATTGCTAAGACCTATCAGAAAGGCTATGGCAAGAGCCTATTATGAAGCGGTAAGTAAGTTTGGCTATGAAGCCTTTTGGAAAGATAAAGTTTATCCTGGTATGAGTGGAAGAGAGGTTGAGATATGAGGTTATTGGTGTATTTGTATATTGGTATATTGGTGCTTTTTAGCGGATGTGCTACAGATGGTATTTATCAGGCAGGGAAAACTATCTACATTGCCGGTAAAAAAGTTGTTATAGAAAATTGGGATGAGTTGCCTGAAGGTACGAAAGAGAAGCTAAAAAAGATAGATAAAACAGCTACAAAGTACGATAGAGCAAGAAGCATTATAAAACCAGCGATTGAGGAGGCTAAAAAAGAGGTAAAAAAGAGTGCGGATTTGAACTCGACTGCAGTTCAAGGACGCCAATCAAATATAGATGCAGATTTTAACACAAAGGAGAACAGATGAGTCTTAACAGAGGGATTGTAGTAGACATCACCAGCTCTTCGGCAAGGCCGATTAAAATTAGCAGCGCGATACCGATGGCTTTAGTGCTTACGGCAGACACTGCGGTACCGGCAGGGATGTATTATTTCGATAGTGTAAAAGCCGCTTTGGAAGATACTGCTTTGGCAGCAGCCACAGGCGGAAACCTGCTTAAATATCTAAAATTTGGAGAGGACAAATACGGTCTTATGGTGCCTTTGATTGTAAGTGTTGCCCATATAGATACAGATGCAGCAGTAGAAAAATCTAACGTGATAACAGCTGTAAACGATATTGCCTATGCACCTTCAAAGTTTGGTATCCGTCCGGACATTATAGGAGTAGGAGACTGGAGTGTGGATCTAGATGTGGCAAATGCTTTAATTGCTACTTGTGAGAAACTAAAAGCAAGAAGTTTTATAGATTTAGATGCAGTAGATAATGCAGATGCCATAACTAAAAGAGATCAGTTCGGAAGTGACAGGGTAACACCTGTATTTACAAACCTGATGGATTGGAATACCCAGACAAACTCTACTGAAGAGTACAGCGCAAGTATCGCTCTTGCATATCTTAGAGCTGCAACAGACGGAAGCAAAGATATAGGATACAGCTACTCTATTTCTAACAGAGTACTAAACGTTAGCGGTCCAAAAGTGCATAGAGAGTTTCTTGCAGGTTTCCAGGATGAGACAGATAGCTTGACATCTGCACAGATTACAAGCTTCATAAACTACAAAGGGTTAAGAAGTTGGAACTATCAAACCTGCAGTGCAGATCCTATTTGGCAGGATGCAAGAAGAGTTAGGATCTTTGACTTGGCAGCATTTGCGGTGATAGACGGGATATTTTGGGCGGTTGATAAAGACTTAAATGCTCTTGATGCAGCAAAAGACAGCCTTAGGGCTTTTATGGCTAGCTTAGTAGGGCAGGACGTTATGCTTGGATTTAGTGTCTATCTGGACACTGAGCTTACAACTCCGACAGCTATTACAAACGGAGAGTTTTATTTCAAGATTGAAGCGCAGGAGACACCGTCACCATCACTCATTAAAGTTACATTCGACAGAGTTGACGCTTACGCAAGCGTAGTTTACAAGAGATTATCTTAAGGAGTAGAGAATGGCTAATATTCCGGCAGTTGGCAGACAGGTTAATGTGTTTGTAGGAGGAATAGGATTTGTAGGAAAAACGGAAGAGTATAAGCTTCCGGATATAAAAACCGTAAAAGTGGACGGGCCAAACGGTGTACCTGTGGACACTGGTATTTTAGAAAAGCTGGAAGCGGAAGTTACGCTTAACACTCTCAGCGACGTAATCTTTACAGAGCTTAGCAAACTTCAAAATGCTCAGATTACGCTCAAAAGTGCGCTTAGTGAGGGTGGGATCTCTAAGAGCAGCAGGGCATCTTTAACAGGAAGTATCGATATAGAAAGAGATCCGTTTAAGTCAAAAGAGACCGCAAAGGTAAAGATAAAGATACATGTCCTTACATATCAGGAAGAGATAGACGGTAAAGAGGTTGTGAATATAGATTTGCCTAACAATATCGCAATCGTTGGTGGTAAAGACCTATACGAAGATATTAGAAATGCCATTAGCTAAGGAGCAAAAATGAAGATAAGAGCGACCCATTTCATACAGATAAAAGAGGTTCTTGAAAGAGACAAGAACGGCAAGCCTACAAAATACGGCAAAGACCTTTTTCTTGCAAGAAGAGGGGACGAGGTAGAGGTGACAAAGGCGCAATTAAAACTTTTGGAAGAGCAAGCAAAAGGAAAGTTTGTAATCATAGAGGAGGCAAAAGTTGAAGGAAATAAAACTAAGTAACGGGCAAGTTGTAAAGATGAGAGAGCCTAAGGTAAAAGATATGAAGCTGGTAAAAGATGTAGAAGATGATTTTGAAAGAGAGATAAAGCTTATTGTAAATCTGACAGAGATGACACCCCAAGAGGTTGAAAATCTCTCTATGAAGGATTTTAACAAGCTCGATAAGGCTTTGCAGGATTTTTTATTTTAAATTGGAAAGAGTGCAGGAAAGCCATCTCTTTTATAGGGGCGGTTCTGCATTTTTCCTATACCGAAATGTTGGAAGTTGAAACAAGTGAGTTAAAGGCTCTTTTTGAAGAAGCCGGTGAAATCTTTAAAGAGATTAATGGTGGCTAACAATAAAGAAAAGAGGGCAATTATAAGCCCTCCCGCAAATGCAGCAGGAAAGGCTAATAAAAACAGAGCAAAAGGATTTTTCAAAAGAGACGGCTCTATTATAAGCAACATAGCAAAACCGACTATAAAAGAGAAAATTATGAACTCTTTTTCTGTTTTTATCAGCTTTTCCATATCTTTAGTATAGCTTAAAGAGGAAAGAATGTCAACTAAAACTCTCGGACTTACTATAACAATTGGTGCAGCTTTACAAGGGACATTCGGCAACGCCTTTAAAACTGTAGAGGAAAAAACAGCATCTTTATCAAAAAATCTTAGAAAAATCGGTTTTAAAAAAGATCTAGCAAAAAATATAGTCGCACTAGATAGAGAGTTTAAAAGGCTAAAAACTGCACAAGAGCGAGCAGGCGGAGCGAGCAAAGAACTAAAAAGAAAACTCTTTGAGACTGCACAGGCTCTAAACAAAGCAAAAAAAGAGGCCAAAGCCTACGGAATAGAACTTAAAAACGCATCTAAAATACAAAAGGCACTTGAAAAACTTGAAAAAGTTAATGCAGAAGTTGGGGTCTCTTTAGTTAATACACAAAACAGGAAACAGATAAGAGAGAATTTGAGAGGACAAATATTTGACAAGATAGCTTTAGGGGCTACCGTTGCCGTGCCTATTAAAGCTGCCATCAACTTTGAAAGCGCTATGGCAGACGTGGGCAAGGTGGTAAATTTTAAAGATAAAGCCGAATTTAAAGCATTCGGTGACGAGATACTAAAAATGTCTACAAAAATCCCTATTGCAGCTGATGGCTTGGCAGCTATTGCAGCAAGTGCCGGACAGCTTGGCATTGCAAAGGATAAGATTTTAGGCTTTACAAATATCGTTGCAAAAATGTCTACTGCATTTGATATGAGCGCAAATGAAGCGGGTGAAAGTGTTGCTAAGCTCATGAATGTTTACGGGCTTGCTCTAAAAGATGCAAACTCTTTGGGAGATGCCATAAACCATCTATCCGATAATACGGCAGCAAAAGCCAGAGATATAGTTAATGTATTGGCAAGAATAGGCGGTACTGCAAAAATGTTTGGGCTTAGCGCTACACAGGCGAGTGCTTTGGCTGATGCCTTTTTGGCTATGGGTAAAGGGCCAGAGGTGGCCTCTACCGCTATAAACTCTCTTCTTAACAAGCTTGCAACGGCGGATAAACAGGGTAAAAAATTCCAAGACGCTCTTGCAAAGATTGGTATGTCTTCTGCAGATATAAAGTTTAAAATCCAGAACAATCCGCAAGAGGCGATAATGTCTGTACTGAAGAGCATAAAAGAGCTGGATAAAGAA